GTTTAGTAATCTTCAAAGAATCAGTAGAGGTTTGTATAATGGCAGGAGTTGCAAAACGATTATTCAATGTCAGCTCATTACCGATGGCATCGAAGACTTACGTGATCTCAATGAAATTCAACAAACCTTCATAATTACTCGGACGTTCAATGTAACGGGAAGTGCTGATTTGATCCAATGAAGCGATACGATTCTCACGAAGGAAGTAATCCGTTACTGTCGGCGTTACATGTAAAGCAACTTCATTCTCCATTAAACGAAGTCTTTTATAAATTTCAATCAAGCCTAGATTGATATGACCTATGATCTTTGGATATTCGCTTTCACTGATACTTCCTGTAGTGTTGCGACTCAAGGAGATATTGGAAAACTCTCCTGTTGCCAGCATATCAAATAAATCTTTGAGTAACACCATTAGCCAACCTCGCTATACAACGTAAGAGTTGATAGAACATTCACTGGTATTATTATCTTCCATATCCCACATATCATCTTTACGTTTGATCATCTCTGCAACCTCAGAGGGTCGCCATATTGTGAGGGACGATAACATAGAGATTCCGTCAAGACAATCATCATTTTTAGATTTGAATCCAGCAGCTGATACTAACTCCAACTCATTCATTATTTCCAGTATAAAAGGAGTCTCTTTTAGTTCAGTAGGAAAGAACATTTGGTGAGTTTTAAACCATGGAACAACAATGTTGAATCGAACCATCTTATTGGTAATTGGTTTGATGCCAGGAGAGTTCCCATTATTACTACTCGCTAAAGTAAAATAACAATTGCGATCCATCATCTGACCCTGGATCCAGGGAATGAATCCTCCCTGTTGTCCACTGATCTCAATCCCAACAGACTGGGGAGAATACAATTGAGCTAATCGAAAGAGATCATCAACATTCTTGTCCATAGTTTGGCGTTTACAGATTCCATCTACTAGGAACCAGAAACCTTTACTATTCACTGCCCAAACCATGATGACAGAGTAATCGGCTGATTGCTTATCGCTGGTGGCAAAGTCAGTGGTGATGTAATAGTTGAACTTAGATTTATTGGCCAGGAGAGTGGATCGACTGTACCACAGGAGATCACCCGCAGTAATTAGACGGTCTTCCTCCGACATGATACGAAGCATCAACTCTTGGTTGAAGTCCGAGATCTTTCCTTGCTTCAGAGAGAAATCATATTGCTTCTTTACATATTCGTAAGGGAATCGACTCGGCCAAGCTCCCACAAAATCTTCTTTAGTGCATGGGAATTGATTACAAACTGGGAAAACATTGACCTTCCAGGCTCCAGATTCTACGGCTTTATACAAGGGATCACGGGCATTAAAGGGAGTCCCTGACCAGATTGTTTTTGAGCGTGTAGGATGGAGTGCGAAGTTAACTGCCTTGTTTACTGTGGCTTCTACAGCCGCGATGACCGTATCGGATCGTGCATCCTCATCGGAGATCAAGTCATCCAGGACAGCTAACTGAGGACGTACTCCGAGTTCCTTGGATCCACGAACCCCGGTCTTGCTGCCGTACCCCTTTACAATCAGACGACGCTTGTCAACATTGATAAATTCCCATCGTATATCTGTGAATTGAATGTTAGGAACATACCGCTGCAGAAAGGAGCTATTCTCCCAACGGAACTCCAGATTCTTCCGCATATTCTTGACACCGTTCTCGATAGAATCTGAGACATACAATGCCAAGTTGACCTTTCCAAAGTCCGGGATTTCTCCGTAAACTGCCAGGTACAGGAAAAGATATTCTGCCATGATCGTGGTCTTAGCCAAGCCACGAGAACACATGTTCAGCACCTTCTGATCTGGACCATGGACATTATCCAACATACGGAGGTGAGTCACTGGAGTGGCGTGTTCTTCTCCCTGCTCACCATTCACCAGCTTAATAAAGTTGACAAATTCCAGAGCAAAAGCACTGGGGATATAACAAAGATCCTCAGTGTAATCAACAGAGTTCAACCATTCAATAACGGTCTTCTTAGGGTAGATCGTTTCCTCCATCATTACACCACCTGAGCTTCTTCAGTTGCTCCAGAACCTACCAGCTTGCTCTCAGCTATGGTGCGTACTGAAGCTCCCCCATCTCGAATCATATCCTGCTGCATCCGAACCAATTCCATCGTACTGGCCCGCAGAGCTGCTATCGATTCATCCTCCTGGATTCCCAGTGAAAGCTCTACCTTCTTGACTTCCGGTGGTTTTAAGGTAGCCAGAAGATTAGCAGCAGCCTCACAACGAACTTTCTCACTGGTGGCACTCCGCATCAACTCAGCCTGCACATTCAAAGCTTCCTGAAACAAGGGGGCATTGAGGATATGGGTAGGCATCATGGTTTGACCCATGAGAAGAATCACCAGCTTGCTCGCGGCATACCGAGAACAGACAGACGCTATCTCACTCCTAGTACAACCCCGGGAGATCATGTCATTGTAACGATCAGGGAAAGTCTTGGACCAGGAAGAGATTTGATCATTGGAAAGGAGGCGATAGCTGACAAACTTCACAGCACTCAGGTAATCATGAATCTTAAAACGACCTTCCTTCATCACTGAAGATAGACCAACGACATTCTCTCGATAGACTGCCAGTACTTCTGGATCACTAATTGCTGCATTGATCTCAGCTACTACTTCAGAAGAGATGTTCTTCCTGATATGAGAAGGCATTGCTTCTCTAAACTCAGCAATAGTCAAAGCTGTCATACATGCTCCTGATAATAAAATAGCTCCCAAGCCAACAAACTTGGGAGCTACAATTACACAGGTGTTATGTATTGGTCAATAGAGTTATTACTTACATTGCTTCCATAAGAACTCTGCTTCATCATGATCATGACATCTGATCATGTCTGGATTGATAATAAAGGTATTCCTGGGTTCTTTAAAGATATAAGACTTTCCATCTTTACTCTGTAGAGTCTTCTTAACTCGACAGATCAATCCTACATCTTTCAATTCCTTCAGTCGTCTACTCAAACTTTCTTTCTCTGTTTTACTCATCTCGGTATTTTCATAACGAGTGACATTATCCGTTTCTGAACGATTAAACTTAAGATTGTTGAACACTGAAAATGCACCTTTACTCACTTGATCCAATAAATCAAATACGTCACGAGTCATGAATCTTCCTTTACGATTACGGTTGGTCAAAGCACTCACCACTGAGAAGGGGGTACGAATACTTCGATGTGTTCTTTTTCTTACCACCACCTCAGAAATCTTTGGATCATAAGTAATAACATCTTGCATTTTATACTACTTTCGTATTATAAGGTTACCACCTGTTTGATTGCGTCGCAGTCTCGGGTATCTCTTTAGGGAGTCAGGGCTTCTCCTCCCTGACTCCCATTTTTTATTGCAGAGTGATCCACTTTAACAAACGATTCGCAATGTCTGAAACAGAATGACCTTTCCAAGCAGGACTTACTTCATGAGTTTGGATATTCTTTCCATCCAGCATTGACCACATCCTTTCAGGTAAATGAAAAGTGATTTGTCCTGTCGGTAGATTGATCCCCGCAGTAAACCATCCCGGCCATTTCGACCCATCTTCATTCTTATCTGCTCGCCAAGCCAACTTAGGATAAGCCAGCATCAAAGCTACCATCAGGTGGCAACGGTGGTCATATACCTCATCAAAGTTGTGGTAACCACCAAAGACTTTCCCTACCTCATTTACGGTTGTGAGTTTACGCATGATGTAACTCCTCTGTTTGATTGTTGTCTCGGGTATCTCTTCAATTAAAAGCAAAGCCATCCAGTGATAGCTTATGCCAGAATCTTCCAATCTTCAGCTAACATATCATTTTGAGAAGCAAGCCAGCCTGGTTGCATAAGATTATTAGCTGTTTTCATGCCAATACATGGCTGCATATCAAAAGAACCCATGGAACTCGAATGCATAGCATTACCAGGATGAATTAATATAAGCCACATTCCTTTACCATTCCAGCCAGTCCGGGCAATTCTCTTCCCTTGCTTCACTGCTTCCAAGGCATCCCCAAAGGTCAGATGCTTAGGTTGCCATACCAATGCCCCATCCTCTCGTTCAAAAAGAAACCCTTGTGTATCCAGATCCTCATCTCCTAGAGGAAGTAATCCTCGATTCTCCAGGTAACTTCCGTAGGTCATGGCAATCTCATCTCCGGTCATACTTTTCTCCTTGGTTAGGGTTAACGTCGAGGTGACTTATCAAACCAACGACCACCATCCTCTACCTTCATCTGATATGTCCTTCCTTCATATTCAATGGCAGTAATCTTCACAACTGTGCCTAACTCCAGCGCCAATTCGTGATGAACCAAATTTCCTAACAGCATCAGCTCCGGAATCATGTCAGGAGAAGGCACAGTATAAATATCCTCATCCATCATTTCCCTCAGCAATCTTCCCATGCCATCTCCTATTTCTTGTAGCTAAACCTACAACAAGGTGCTCAAAGTATACATCCTGTAAGGATATTGCAACTTATTTTTTACTTCTTGTAAATAGTTTACAAAAAGTATTTTGTAACATGTTGAATTTATTAACGAATTTCAGACGCCTGTACCTATATATATAATCTTAGACCACAACTTCCCTTCACCTGGAGTCGAGAAGCTCCGTGCTGGCGGCAAGCCTCGCTGCGCTCGTTTGCCTTGCACTCGCTTCTCTCCAGACACTTTACCATAGGATAGGATAGTCACCAGCTCAATCAGGAGGAATTATTATGACAGGAAAGGGTAACGGGTAGGGTTAGAGGAGATAAGCCTTCAGAATCGATTCTAGGAGCTTACATGTTTGTTGTATATTTTTCTAAAAGAGAAGGAAGTGTCTTTAAAGATAATTACAACAAATGGTTAGGAGAAAGCTGAGTGAAATCGAAAAGATGGGTGATTTTACCTTAGTTAAGTAAAGAGGTAGTCATCTGAAAGATGGGCAAATTTACATTATCTAGGTACAGGTGTAGTGCTATATA